TGCGTAGGCCTCATCGGCATCGCGAACGCCAGCGGTTAATGTGCCGGTGACTCGTAGGCCTTTTTGGTCTTCTACCATCGATGTCCAGCGGCCAATTGGACGCTTTAAATCGTGGTGTAGAAGCATTGCTGGCATAGTTTTCTGTACGCCGTGGTCAGCCAGGCTTTTTGAAAACGCTCCAGAATCGACAACGTCGCCCTGGCGGTCCATGTTGCCAAACGTGCTGGCATAGCCTTCAAATTTGCGCTCGTCGTTTTCTTGATAAAGCTTGACGTCTTCAAGGTGAAATACCTTCTTCATAGATACCTCTTTCAGTTTTTGTTTAGCGATATTGGTCATCAGTAGGCTCCTCTTGCTCTTGTTCGGGCTCTGGCTGTTGTTGTTCCTGCTCAGGCTCGGTTTCGTTACCAAAAGTGAGGTTGTTACTGTCGCTGACATAGTCATCCCCACCTTCGCGGGGATTCATGTCTAGCCGTGACCGGACTTCGTTCGGGGACATAACGCCCATAGTCAGCAGTTTGCTGTAAGCCTCTACCTCGCCGGTAAAGTCACCCCGAATGAGCTCTGAGACGTCGAACTTAAAGCATCGAGTGCTGTCGCCAAGGAGCTGATAGTCCATTCTGTTTTCAAAAGCTTTGAGATAAGGCGAGATAGCCGATTTGTAAAAATCTAAGCCCTGCGCCTCAATGTTTGAGAACGTAGCTCGCGACAGGTCAGCAATCATGTGCGGCGGTACTCGGAAGATTCCGCAGATCTCTTCGCGGGAAAGCTTTCTGGTTTCGATGAGCTGTACATCGCCAGGACTCATAGAGATCGGCTCAAACTTCACACCAGCTTCGAGTAGTGCAACGCGATTTGCGTTACGAGTCCCGCCATGTGCTGAATCCCAAGATTCCTTTAAATTCTTGTACGCATCGTCGCTGAGCGTGCCGTCGACCTGTAAAACGCCACGAGGTGTGCTGCCGTTTGAGAACACATTGTTAGCGTGGTCTCGTTGCTCGATAGCACCACCTAAGAGACTGCCCTGGTAAGAAATGGGCGATATACCTCGAATGCCGTCAGTGGTCATACCCTTGAAATGAAGCACTTCGCTGGGCTTTAGCATCATTGTGCGCTGGCTACCTTTCTCACCGATGGTGACGTGGTATGTAATTTGGTTTTGATGTTGGACATCGACCGATACGGAATCGGTGGGGATCGGGTGTAATGAAACAACGCGGCCCGAGTCGCCCCGAACGATGTAGCTATAGCTATTCCCGCGTAAACACAGATTGACGACCTGCATTTGCCAAAACTCTTGCGCGGTCTGCCAATCATTAGGCGATCGATGTACCAGGGAGTGCATTATGTCCGACCATTGATGCGTCTTACTGATGCGGTCAGCGCTAAGCTTATAAAGATGGCAAGGCAGTGTGCTTACTGTCTCTGATAGCACTTTGATGCACGAGTACACGGTCGACAGTCGCATAGCTGTTTCTGGACTAACGGCGCTAAGCGAGGGCTTGTCACCTCGCATCATTAGTTCCATCAGTGCCGGGCTATCGAGGCCGTAGCTTATGCTTTTCTGATCAGCCGCCTCTGACTTCTTGTTCCAAAATGCCATAGGAGCTCCTAAAGTGTGCGAATACCGCGCGTTTCGTAGGGGGACGGTTGTAGTCCTGCGTGGACCTTCATCCGACCCAGGGCCATGATGATTGCGATTACTGCGTCGATCTTGTTTGCGGCAGCGTCTTTTTTAACTTTGATGTTGTCGTTTACGTCAGTCCAAATGACGGAGTTACTCGCCATCCAGCGGACGACTGGGTCGTCACCGTGAACCATGCGTTTACTCAGCACGGCTTTCTCAAACTCTTTAGCTGGGTCTGACATGTTCATGATGTTCTGTGGGAACTTGACCATAGGTAGCCCCTGGTCCATCAGTTCACTCACAAGCTCATGAGCTCCGTAGGGGTCAAAAGCTATTTGTTTGACGTGATACTGCTCACAAGCTTCTAGTATTTTCTGCTTGATGTACGTCAGATCTGTGACCGACCCATCGGTAGCGATAATGTAGCCTTTGTCTAACCATTCTCGATACTTAGCGCCCATAGCTCCCGACTTATCTACGATCGTTTCCATAGGCAGGAAGTTGTAGACGTATGGGTATAGTTCGCCGTTTTGCTGAAACAACAAAGCGACAGACGCAAAGTCGTTTACTGAAGCCAGGTCCAACCCGATGTAGCACGGCTGGCCTTTAAAATCGCTGATTGGTGGACGGTGTTTATTGCACGCATCCCACGCTGACATAGACAGCCAAGCGCTGTTTGTCGAGCACCAGACATTGAGGCGTTTTGTCTTAAAGTTGGTCTCAGCCGATGGTGATTCCTCAGCTTGCTTACTCAGCCTAGCCAGGTCGTCAGGCTGTACGGACACTCCGTAATTTGGATTAGCTTTCTGCCAAGTTTCTGGCAACCGCCAGTCGTCCTCATCATCGATGCCGTACACAAGCGAGAAGAAGGTATCGTCGTCAACGTGACCCTCAAGTATTTTGAGAGCGTAGTCACGTACCTGGTAGCAAATACCTTCGCGGTTTACCCCGGCTGTTGTAATGGTAAACAACAAAGGCTGGGCTCTTGCGCCAGAGGCGACGTTTAGTACATCGTAGACCTCACTGGTCTTGTGTACGTGTAGCTCATCCACGACGGCAAACGACGGACTGCGTCCCTCTAGCGACCCTGCGTCGGCACTTAACGGCTCAAACTTAGCATTCTTGGCCGTGAAGCTAATGCAGCTTCTGTGTACTGTGAGGTGCTTGTTAAGATGCGAACTTGCTTTGACCATTGCTTGCGCGTCGCCAAATACAATACGGGCCTGGTCGCGGCTTGTGGCTGCTGAATAGATTTCTGCACTGGACTCATTGTCTGCCATCAAATGGTACAAACTGAGCACAGAGCACAAAGTACTCTTGCCGCTTTTACGCGGAACCTCGATATATACAGACCGGCGGAGCCTTTGTCCGTCAGCCCTCATCCAGCCATACACCTGGCTAACTAAAAACACCTGCCACGGTTCAAACTCGATAGGTTGACCAGCTAACGGGCCTTTAAGGTGCTGAAGGAACGAGGCGAAGCGGATAGGCCTAGCTGCGGCGTTGTTATCAAACTTTATATCTTTGCGTTTTTTCATAGCCAACGCTTGCTGGCAACTTAGCTTGATGTTGTTACAGGCTGGTACTTTGCCCGAGACGACATTCTTAGCGTAATCCCAAGCTACCTTGGCGATCTTTGCGTCAGATGTTGCCCACTGAGAAGGCATATTACTTTCTCAGCTTCATCAGTTTGTCAGCGCCCCTGATGCCAAAGCTTGCGCTAACTGCTAAAAACAGAAGGTACTGATACCACTCAGGTAAAGTGTCGAGTGCTGCAAACGCCATATCGACGCGCTGAATTACAGCAACATCATCCATAGCAATTGCGTAGCCAATCATGAAGATGGGAGCGGCAAGACAAATAGTCCAGAATTCGTCTTTCCAGCTCGATGCGGAAGCATCAGCCATCTTAGATTCCCACTCTGCACCATTCTTAATTACTTCTAGCTGCTGCTCGTGTTTTGCCTTTGACTTCTCAGCCTTGTTGTTAAGGTAGCTTTTGCCAATCTCAGCCACCGGTCCTAATAGTGAAAGTAAGTTCATAGCAACCTCTATCGACCTTTATCGAGGATGTAGTCGCGAATGATTGCCAGGTCTTCTTTTATCTCTTGTAGATCCTCTTTTGTCGTACTAGCTCCTGCTTCTAACACAGCAACCCGTGCGACTAAGGGCTGTACTACTTCGACGTCTTTGCGAACCTCTGCCACTTCTTGGCTCGAGCTTCCTGCGATCCAAACCATACCTACGACTGCGGTAAGCACCGGCCAGGCGACCATGAACCAGTTCTTTTGTGAGTCATCCATTGAGAAAATCCTCAAATGTGTTGATAGGCGTTTTCACGTCAGCTCTCGCATTTAGATGTGAACGGCTGCTGGCTGTAAGGCCATACTCTCTAAGCAGTCTGTTGATATTGGTGAACGCCTGGTTAAGGGGGCTAATGGCTGGATGCGGTTTTATGACCGGATCGCCATTTATGTTTTGTGTATTGATCAGTTCGCCTTCGTCTAAAATGGTTCGACGTAGACGCAAGTACATAGCGACCTGGTCTGATAGAAGTGAAAGCGCTAAGCCATCGACGCGCGTGCCAACATTCATTTCGACCATGTACTTAGTAACTTGATCAAATAGCTGGGCTGATAGTGGGTCTTCGTCGAGCCACGACGGCCTGTCTGGGAGCGACAGGTCTAACTTAGGTTCGTTTTTGTTAGTCCGATCAGGACGTAGCGTGCCGTTAAGCTCTTTTAGTTTAGTGGGCTTACGTGGCCGACCTTTTCCGCTGCTCATCTATAAATTCACAACTTTGCCTATAACTGTGCGTACAAGCTGTGACGTCTCCTCTGGTAATTCCTCGCCTGGGTCGGGATCGTCATCATCG